TTACCCCTTACTCAGCGCCGCCTTTGCCCGGTCGAAGAAAAACTGGATGACCGCACCGATGGTCTCATCGGTGATGGCCCAGCTGATGAGCCTGCCGTATTTGCTGGTACTCAGGGCGGCCCGGAGCATCTTGACGACCCACGCCTTACGCTCTGCGCCGCGCTTTGTCCCCTGGATCTCCTGCTCTGCCCGCTCGATGAGGTCCAGCACCAGCGGCTTTACCGCTGCGCCATAGCCCAGCCGGACGCAGCCCAGGGCGTAAAAGATAAAGCCGCCCAGCATCAGCACTGCCGCCACCGGGGCAGGAATAACGCCCAAAATGTTATTGATCGTTGCCATGTATTACTCTCCTCTCTCTTTTTCGAGGTCTGCAATGCGGTGGTTTGCCACCTTCATCTGCTCTTCAAGCACCGGGACGCGCTGGGCGAAATTGTTGTGCGTCCGGACTTCCCGGGTCAGCTCTTCCAGCTTGGTTTCGGTCACAGCCTGCTGCTTGTCCAGCTTAGCGTCCATGATCTGGGCGGTGTGGTTGTTGGAGACGATCACGCCGATCAGGCTCAGACCGCCGGTGATAATGGCTACGATGATTGCTTCACTCATACACCCTCCCGGAGACGGGTCAGGCCCTTCTTGCGGATGATTTTCGGATAGTTGAGGGTAGTGACGTTGAGGTCTACGTTGCCGGAGATGCCCGGCACAGCGCCCTTGCTGGTGTGTTGGTGGGCGTTGTAGTTAAACGTCACGTTGGGCGTCTTGCCGGTGTAGTCGGCAAGCCACACGTCCCACCGCCCTGACAGCCTTGCCATATCCAGATGGGCGTTGGCGTAGCTCGTGTAGGTGTAGAGCTGGGCGAAGAAGCCCATCTTCTCGATCTGCTCCAGATGGTAGGCTGCCAGATTGGATAAGTCCCCATAGGGCATCCCGACAAGATTCAGCGATTCCAGCTCCACCGCCACTGGCAAAGTCAGCGCCTTGCCCCGCAGCGCCTGCCGCAGCAGGGCAAGCTCTGCGTCGGCCATCGCCTCACTGGTGGCATTGGTGTAGTAGTAGACGCCCACGTCCAACCCTGCCGCTTTTGCGTTGGCATTGTAGGTGTCGTAGGCCGTCAGACCGGCTCTGCCCACACTCTTCGCCATCTCCCACAGGTTCGAGAGGAAATCGCTCTTCTCCTGCGCCGCCTGATCGGCCCGGCTCTTCTTGTAGTCCCGCCAGTCCTGCGCGTTGGCCACAGCCCCCTGATGCTCCGCCGCCTCGAGACTGTCCTGATTCTGCAGCGCACTCAGCAGCCCTGAGAGGCCGTTCTGCTTCAGCTGGTACATGGTCAGGGCCTTGTCCCGCAGTCCGGCCAGCCCGCTGTCCACGTTGGCCATGGCCTGCTGGTAGCCCTGCTGGGCCACACTGTTTGCGTAGCTCGAGCCGTACCCACCGCTCAGCGCGGCAGCGCCCGCAGCGGCGTTCTCAGCCGCCGCCCTGGCGTTCGCCTGCGCGCCCGCGCGGTACTGCCGGTAGAGCTCGCTGTCCGTGCCAACATCGTAGCCCGCATTGCTGGCCGCGCCCATGCTGTCCAGTGTCTCGTTGATCCGGTCGGTGTAGTTGCTCTGGTACGCCCCCGGCATCGCGTTCTCCGCGTCCTTCTGCGCCGCCTGTGCGTCCCTGTATCTCTTGAATACGCCCATCTTTAACTCCTCTCTTGACAAATACGTAAAACACGTATATATTATAATTGCAGATTCGGAGGTGCATCTTCATGCCAATGACCCCCAAAGAGATCGTTCGCCTGCTCGAACAGAACGGTTTCGTGTTCGTCAGCTCCAACGGTTCTCATCGCAAATACCACAACCCTACCACCGGCAAGACCACTATCGTCCCTTTCCACGCCAAAGACCTCAAACCCGGCACAGAGAAAAATATCCTCAAACTGGCCGGTCTGAAGAAATAAGGAGGCATTTCTATGAACGCTGTTTTCTATCCCGCGGTGTTCCACCCCGAAGAAACGGGTTATTCTGTCACCGTCCCCGACATCGAGGGCTGCTTTACGCAGGGCGATACGATGGATGAGGCTGTGCGGATGGCACAGGATGCCATCGGCCTGATGCTGGAAGAGTGCGCTGTCTGCCCCACTCCTTCCGTTCCTTCCTCTCTTCCGGTGGAGGCCGGAGACTTTGTGGTCATGGTCCCCTTTGATATGGCTGCTTACCAAAAGCAGTTCCGCCCTGTTAAAAAGACCCTCTCCGTCCCCGCTTGGCTCAATGATGCAGCCGAGGCCGCACACATCAACTTCTCCGGCGTCCTTCAGGATGCCTTGAAGGAAAAGCTCCATCTTGCATAAATCCCCAAGCGCTCAGCCTCTTCCGGGCTGGGCGCTTTATTTTCACAGCAGAAACGGCAGCAGACTTGCGGCAACGCTCAGGATCGTCCCAAAGAGGCCCGTCCCCCGGCTCTTCTTCGCCTGGCTTTCGCTGGCCGCCTGATTGTACGCGCTCTGATAGTAGTTGCGCTGGTTCTCCCAGTTCTGGTAGTTGGTCTGGTACTTCTCGTAGTCCTGCGCCTCGGCCTGCTGGTATCCGCTCAGCTGGCTCTGCAGGTCGCTCTTTTTCTGGGTGTACTGGTTCAGCGCCTGGCTGTACAGACTGTTCGTGGCATTGCTCAGTCCCGCCATGGCGTTCTGGTAGGCGCTCTGGCCCGCCTGGGTGCCGTAGCTGGAGCCGTACCCGCCCGAGATGGCGCTGGCGTTGGCCTGGGCATTCTCGTTGGCAAGCTTTGCCTGCCGGGTGTAGCTGTTCTTGTACTGCTCGTAGGCCGCATCCCGGGTGGGGTCGTAGCTGAAATCCTTCATCCCGTCCAGCTGGCCCATCACGCCGTCGATCTTGTCCTTGTACTGGCTGGTGTAGCTTTCCGGCTTCTTCGCCTCCCACGCATCCAGCTGCGCTCTCGCATTGCTCAACTTGCTCATAGTCCATATCCTCCTGTCCTCGTAAGCGAAGCCCGCTCTTTTGCGGTATCTCGGTCCTCATGTGTCCAGCTCAGTCCTGTCCGGTCTGCCAATGGCGCTTTGCGCCCGGGTTGCGGCTCCCAGCGTCTGCTGCGCAGGGCCGCTGCCCTCTGTAGCAGCGCCCGCCATTTTACGCCCCGCAGAGCTTCCGGTGTCCAGCTCAGACCTGTCCGACACGCCAGTGGCTCTCCCCTTGGGAGAGCTGGCGCGTCAGCGCCTGAGAGGGCTATTTCAGCTTCTCCTGTAAGTCCCCCGAGAGATTCTCGGTGTCAATGTTGCTCAAAATATATTCCAGCTGCTCCTGCATCTGGTACAGATAATTCCTCAGCTCCCGGGCGCTGGCCGTATCCAGCCCATCCAGCCTCGGCATGGAGATCTTCGAAAGCCCTACAATGCTTGCCATTCAGCTCCTCCTTCCGGTTTCTCGTTTCTATTCAAATCGGAGAAACGAGAAAAATGCGTTTAGCGAAGCGGCTAGCATTTTTCCGCTTCGACTTCCTCTTTGGGGTCTGAAAGGGGCGAGCAGCCCCTTTCTCGTGGATCCATGTCCTTGCCGCGCTAAACACGCGGCATATGCAGCGCCCGCCCTGCTGGTTGTAGGCGTAGTAGGCCCCGTTGTCGTCGCCAAAGACGCCCGCCTCCCACAGCTCCCGGGACGTACCCTCGCCCATTACGTTTCCGGCTGCATCGTAGCAGGTGTAGACATGCATCATCCGGCCTTTTTCTCCCCGCCGGGGGCTGTCCTCCGGATGCAGCAGCTCGCTGCTGATGTTGTACTTCCGGCCCATCGTCCGGTTGTTCTCGCGCTTGGCCCACTCGCTGGTGTGGTAGCCCTTCGGCACGATGCCGCTGGCCTCCAGCTCTCCGGCTGTGCCTTTTGCGAGGACTTCCCCGGTCAAGTAGTCCTTTACGGTGTAGAGATTCGCTTTGCCCATCTGCTCTCCTTATAACGACCCTCGTTCAGTCCACGGCGTTTTCCGTGCTACGATCCAGAAACCGATCCGGCCTCGATGACCCTCCGCAGCTTGTCCTGTACGTCCTTCGCCAGTTTCTTCCGGTACGCTCTGTCTTCCCGCTGCCACGGGTTGTTCATGGAGCCATACCAGAAATTCAGTGCATAACAAAAATCGTCCAGTGCAGCACAAAACGGGTCTTCTTCCCGAAATACGGTGGTCGTGTCCCTGCTCTCCTCTTTCACAAGAGCGCAGGGCTTTTTGCTTTCGTTGTCCATCTTTTCTTCCTCCCTCACGCACTCTTCGGCGGGTCAGCGGTCAACTGCGATGCTGGCAAAAGAGATATTCCATCCTCAGCCCCGTGAAAAGCACGTTCCGAACTTTTTCAACTTCCGGGTATGTAAAATCAGTTTCTCCATTGATTTTGTTTCGGGCAGTTTTCTCTGAACATCCAATCGTGCTCATAATGTCCTATACCGTCAGGCCGTTCCGTTGCATCTCAGCTTTCAAATTGTCCATCACTTACGCTCCTTTCACTCGTTTCGATTTTACCGTATGCGGTAAGCCACACTTTGATTTTGCATCCTTAAGCGGTAATTATCAATACCGCCCCTGAAATTTTTTATACAATTCGGTAATTCATTATTGACTTGCTGGGTTCTATTATCTATAATGGAGCCATACTACGAAAGGAGAAAATTCCCGTGTGTCTTGAAAATCTAAATCGATTGAAAAAGAGCAGTAGCATGACGATTGAAGAAATCTCTTGCGCCTCTGGTGTACCTAAAGGCACTCTGAACAAGCTCTTTGCTGGTCAGACAAAAGACCCCCAGTTGTCCACTGTTTCCGCCGTGGTTCACTGCATGGGCTATACTCTCGACGACCTGTCCGACGATACCGCAAACGGTAAGCCTCAACTCACCCCCACTCAGGCAAAGCTGCTGGACAGCTTCGATCAGCTCAACGAGGAAGGCCAGATCAAGGCGGTGGAGTACGTCGAAGACCTCGTCCTCACCGGGCGTTATAAAAAACATCCTGCGTCTGGCTTGGGCGCAAAGGAAGCATAAAAAATAACCGCTCTGGCTGTGCCAAAGCGGCCGGTTTGTATATGGAGGAATCACAGATGCGAAAGCGGCTAATTTCATTTGCCCTTGCGGCGACTATCATGGTTTCCACCTCTCTTCCGGCATTCGTCACAAAGAAGTTCGACATGAGCGTCTTTGATGGGAAGGATTATGTAGGAGTTGTGACCGATGATATGACCGGTTGGACTTTTGCATTTCCCCGGTTTGGCACCATAGAAGAAGGCGGCACTTATATTGTTTCTGATGATGATTCGCGATTAAGCGCTTCTTCCAGCCTATACCTCAACGATACTTATGATTTTTATTATCTCGACTTCAATCGTACAGGATCTTTTGCGTCTGGTTTTAATAGTGTGATCGTTAAAATCGGTGACAATCGATATAATTTTTCAAACGGACAGACTGATTCTACTGTTTCCGAAGGGATTGTTCTAGAATCATTTAGCTTGCCGATGAAAAAAGAACTCGTTCCTTTTATGAATGATTTGGCCGAACATATAAATGACGAAATCAAAGTGCGTTTTGTGGGCATCTATAAAGATTATGATTTCGCTCTTACATATGACATGAAGCTAAAAATCCTCGTAATGTATGACCTCTATGTTGCCGGAAACGGCACCCGCAATAAAAATCTGCGAGATATAACCGATTTGGACAGAACCATTGTCAGTAAAAATGGAGAAATTATTGACGGACACCGGGATGAAAAGATTCTGCGTACGGTCTTAGAAGGCGTCGTTGACTCCCTTGATACGTTATCTGCCCATTGATTTTTTCTCGGCTAACCTGTATAATGAACTTACAGGTTAACCCCACCCTGCGTGAATTGGGGAATTAAAAAAGTGTTGTCTACAAGCAACAGAACCCGCTAAGCCTCTGAGTGCGAAAGCATTCAAGCGTATCATGGCGGGTCATGACAAAGACCCCGCCACGCCTCTCAATGATGCGCACCATGGCGGGGTCGTTTTTATTATTTTGAATCGAGGTGCTTATTTATGTCCACCCGCCCCCACCCCGAATCCGCCCGTATCATCCGGGAGGCACGGCAGGCCGCCGGGCTGACGCAGCTGGAGCTTGCGGAGAAGCTTGGTGTCACCATCGGCACGATCAGCTATTATGAGCGAGGCGCAGGCCAGCCCAAAATCGATAATCTCTTTGCACTCTGCGACATCCTGCACATCAGACCCGCCGACCTCCTGCGCGCCGATTCATAA